CATGAAGATGATGAAGCCGTTCGACCTGATCATTGGCGACGAGGCGCATCACTTCACGCCGGACAGCAGCTGGGGCAAGGTTGTTGCCGGCTTCCCCTCTGCCCGCGTGCTGGGCGTTACAGCCACGCCTGAGCGCCTTGACGGCAAGGGCATGGGTCAGATGTTCGATGACATGGTGATGGGCCCTACAGTCGCTGAGCTGACCGCACAGGGCTTCCTGTCGCACGCTGTGGTCTATGCACCAAGCGCGCCTGATCTGGGCTCTGTTGGCACGCGCATGGGTGATTACGTATCCAAGCAACTGGAAGATGCAATGGATAAGCCGATCATCACGGGTAGCGCAGTCAAGCACTATGGTAAGTATGCGGACGGCAAGAAGGCGATTGCGTTCTGCGTCAGTGTTAAGCACGCCAAGGATGTGGCTGAGGACTTCCGTAACTCTGGCTATGATGCCGTCCACATTGACGGTGGCATGGATGATACTGAGCGCGACGGCGTTCTTAAGGCATTCGAGGATGGCCGTGTTCAGATTCTGACGAGCTGCGATCTGGTGAGTGAAGGCTTCGATCTTCCGTCCGTCGAGGTCGCGATCCTGCTGCGCCCGACGAAATCCCTTGGACTGTTCCTGCAGCAATGCGGTCGAGCTATCCGTCCGCATCCTGACAAGGAGCGGACGATCATCCTTGATCACGCAGGCAATACCGCCCGGCATGGATTCATTGACGATGAGCGGGACTGGAGCCTTGCTGATGGGTTCGTTGCGAACCGAGGCAAGGACGGCGAGAAGGTTGTATCCGTTCGGACATGCACCGCTTGCTTCGCAGTTCACAAGCCGAGCCCCTCATGCCCCGTGTGCGGCCACGTTTATCCCGTAGTGGCGCGGATGGTGAAGCACGTTGATGGCGAATTGGTGATGACCAGCCGGGACGATGATCCGGATATTAGCACGCAAGAGGGGTTGCTCCAGAAGCAGCACCGAGTACTTACCAGTGTCGCCCGCAAGCGCGGCTACAAAAATCCTACGCAGTGGGCATTCAATGTTATCTGCGGGCAAGAGGCATCACGCCTTGCCAAGAAGATGGGTATGCGCGATGCTCAAACAACCAACGGCCTGACGGCAGAAGAAAGGGCAGCGATATGGAAGATGACGATGGGGAAGACGCAGGGTTCCACTCGGTAGTTGTGCCGCTGTCGCTGATCCATGCACTGACATTCGAGATGCTGCATGTGATCGATCAATGGCATGAGGATCGGAAGATCGATGTGATTAACCACCGACAATGCTTTGCTGCCATGATGGCCGCTACTGAGGCCGCGATGGAGCAGCTGGATGGCGATGAGAAACCGGAAACCCTGCAGTGAGATCGGAGGCTGCAATCCAGCAGGACATCCGTCTCGCTCTGGGCCAGAGGCAGGACATCATGATGTTCCGCATCAACGTGGGCAAGTTCCGTCCGATTGATGGCGGCCCGCGTGTCATCCAGTCTGCACCTGAGGGGACGCCCGATCTTCTGGGAGTTATATCGCCGGGTCGAGCATTCGCTATCGAGGTTAAGGCCGACAAGGGCAAGCAGCGCCTTGCTCAAGTGGCATGGCAGAGTGCGTGGGAAAAGCGCGGCGGAATATACGTGTTGGCGCGATCTGTTGAAGATGTTTACAAGGCGCTTGACATAACTCCGTAGACAAGTGTATGCCATGTGTAGGCCGACTAGATACGGCCATAAACCGGAGAATATAAATGGCTATCATACAAGTACGTGACCAGAAGCACTGGCACGAGTTGCGTTCCCAACACATCGGTGGGAGCGATGTTGCTGCGTTGTTCGGGCTATCGCCCTATTCGAGCCGCTGGCAGCTGTGGATGGAGAAGGCTGGCAAGCTGCCGCCGGAGGACATCTCTGGCAATAAGGCTGTGCAAGCTGGCACATTCCTTGAGAGCGGCATTGCAAACTGGGCGTCGCATCGTTGGTCAATGGATCTTGGGAAGGTCAGTGACTACTATACGGTCGATGACTGCCCCGGCATGGGTGCATCGTTCGATTACATCACGGCAGGCGGCGCACCTGTGGAGATCAAATGGTCTGCACGCGGCTATGGCTGGCACTACAATGGCGAAGAGATTGATGAAGCGCCTGAGAACTATCTGCTTCAGGTGCAGCACCAGCTGGCTTGCACGACTTCAGATCACGCATGGCTGATAGCACTGATCGATGACGAGCCGCGCCGCATGAAGATCCCGCGCAATGACAACATCATTGATGCAATCAAGAACCAGATCACGCTGTTCTGGCAGTCGATTGCTGATGGCAAGGAGCCTGAGCCTGACTATGCGACGGACGTGGGTGCTATCACGAAGCTCATGGGCACGCTGCCGAAGAGCGATGTTGTGCTCGATGACGCAGACGCGCTGCTCTTCTTGGACTATAAGACTGCCAAGCAAGACGAGAAGAATGCTGCAGCTCGTGCCGATGAAGCAAAGGCCATGATCTTGACTAAGGCTCGTGCGAAGCTGGAGCTTATGAACACATCGAAGGACAAGGCTTCGGTCAAGTGCGGCGAACATAAGATGTCGATCAGTGTAGTCGCTGATAATCCCGGCAAGGAAATCACCGCTGACATGGTTGGCACCCTGACAGGAAAGCGTTCTGGCTACACTACAGTAAGGATTACATGATGAAAGACATTGTTATGATGAGGGTCGATAGGGATCTGCTGGCAAGGCTGCGCGATGTCGCAGCCAAGCACCCCCTGAAGCCTACGCTTCGAGCCGTTGTTGAGCGCGCCATTGAATTAATGATTGATGATTTGGAAGAGGAATTGAAAAATGCAAAGTAACGAGATGGTTCCCGTGAAGCCGATGGATCGGTTTAAGCAGGAGCTGGCGATGCGCGAAGGGCATCTCCGCAGTCTTCTGCCGCAGGCCATGACGGTCGATAAGTTCCAAGGCATTGTGGTGGCAGCTGTCGCTGACAACATGGACTTGCTGGACTGTGACCGAGGATCGCTGCTGAAGGCGTGCCTGAGCGCCGCTGAGCTTGGCCTGTCGCTCAACAAGAGTATGGGTGAGGCTGACATTCTGAAGGTCTGGGATGGCCGTCTGAAGAAGAATGTCGCGCAGTTCCGCCCACGCTACAAGGGGTTGATGAAGCTGGCCCTGCAGGCCGGTGAGGTTCTGAAGATCGAGAGCCGTCTGGTATACAGCAAAGACGTGTTCGAGGTCGAGGAAGGCATCGAGTCGCGCATCATCCACAAGCATGGCCTGTCGGATCGCGGTGAGAAGATCGGCGCGTACTGTGTGTGGAAGCTGAAGAACGGCGAGACGCAGTTCGAGATCATGAGTAAGGAAGAGATCCTTGCTATCCGTGACCGCTCATCGTCGAAGACCAAGGACGGCACTGTCGTCGGCCCTTGGAAGACCGATGAGGCTGAGATGTGGCGTAAGACTGTGGTCCGCCGGGCCAGCAAGTATATGCCACTGTCCACCGAAGCGCAGCGTGCTGTGATGGCTGACAATCAGGCTGAAGGCATCATCGATGGCGATGAATACAACGGCAGTGAAATGGACATCACCGACTTCGACGATGTTCCTGCAGCCGAAGCTCAGGTGCAGACCCTTGAGGAAAAGATCGTAGCCAAGGCTGCGCCTGCACCGAAGACGAAGCTGCACATCGATATACTGGAGGCTGGTGATGATGATGAAGGCATGACGGATTGGGATGGATGGGCAATCTCTGCGTGTGAGATTGTTGCAAGCCTATCCCCAGAAGAACGCGAAGCATGGCGCGTATTGCACGAAGCAATGCTTGAAGAGGCAGAGCTTATGGCCCCACGCAACACCACCAAGTTAATGAAACTGTTTCAATAAGGAGAAAGTAAATGGGTAAGAAGTATGATCTAGTCGTCAAGGTTGGCGAATACACAGACGGCCAAGGCCAGACCAAGGGTCGGTTCAAGAATGTCGGCGTCATGATGGATGGGGACAAGGGCCCTTACATCCTGCTCGACCGCACGTTCAATCCAGCTGGCGTTGGTGGCAACGAAGGTCGTGAGAGCATCATCGTGTCTCTCTATGAACCGAAGCAGGAAGGTGGCCAGCAGGCGCACTCAGCCGCTAAGGCAGATGGCTACCAGCCAAAGGCTCGCGATCTCGACGGGGACGACGTTCCGTTTTAATTACTGGGGGAAGGCGGCTTACTCGTCGCCTTCCTCTTCCTCTGCGATGAAATCCTCTTCCTCTTCATCCGCGCTCGACGTGTAAGAAGACCTTCTTTGCTTTGAATTATTATACTTCCGGTTGAAGTCCGACATGATGTCGAGCTGCTTAGCTCTATATTTTTCTGGATCCATTTCATTGGCGTCTTTGCGCAGATCCTTTAATCTTTTATCAGCTTTTTTGAAAGCACTCATCACTCTAGAGTCAACCGCCTCAGGGGCTGTGTTTTCCAGAGCCTCTAGTTCTTTTTTGTTATTATCTTTGTCAGCTGCGATGGCCCTTTTCATTATCGGATCACGCTCATAGAAGCTGCTCATTGGAGAATACTCTATTAGCTTCGGATCAAAGTAGAACGGGTTCAGCTTCTTGACTGCCTCTATGTCACCCTCAGCAGCACCCGTAACAAGGCGACCAACACCGCCGGCATACTGATCAACAAAGTATTTGATCTGATCAGGAGAGACATCGATGCCACCCGGTATCCTGCCGTATCCAAGAGTCGCTTCCTGAAGACCCTCCGCGATTATCTTGTACACCTCAGGCGTAGTACGCTTGACACGCGAAGCCTGAGCCTCACTGTCATCGAACGGCTCGTTATATATAGGAGCCTTAAAGAAGCTCTCGTTAAGGTTGAGATCCCAAATTGGAGCGATGCTGCTCGGTACCAGAGTTCGCGCCTCAGTGCTGCGGACCACAGGCGAAAGCGAAGCTAGGAACGCAGCGCCAACATCTTGAGATGCTGTCATGATGT